GCCCCGCTCCTTCTCCATCTCCATCCAGTCGGAGGTGGCGTGCTTGCCGGACTTCTTGCCTTTCACGGTGCCTGCGCTCTGAATCAGGTTTCCGTACAGCAACAGCTTCTCGGTAATGGTGGTTTTACCGGCGTCCGGGTGCGAGATAATAGCAAAAGTGCGCCGACGCTTTACTTGATCGGCTATAGAGGAGTTAGTCATTTTCTCGAATTCAAATTTTGTACACAGCTTTGTACCCATTACTGAAACAACCAAACCCTTTGGCTGCAGGGCACATGAAAGCGCAAAGAGTACGCCATCTGGGGCATTTTAAATACCGCCACCCCAGAAGAGGCATCGGAAGCAATTTTATTTATCGCGGGATAGCAGAACCAAGAACAGACGAGCGGAGGGAGGTTTCTTTTGACTTAGGACAACGAAAATAGATACCATAAGCATATCTTCCAGAAACCGGTCAACACCATTAGTGTAAATTTTTGTAGACTTATGTAACTGGCAAGATATAGGGCGAACCCTAACCAGGTAGGACTGGATTAGGGTTCGGTGACTCAAACTGCAGAAAATGGCTGCTTTCGTGTCTGGTCAATTCCGGTTGTAATCCTGCTACAACGGCAGGGTCGCGTCAACCTCCAGCCGACTGCAGCCGCTCACTGCTCAGCAACAGGAGGTTTCCATGCAGCTACATCCGCATGATCCTTTCCTTGCGCAGATAATTGTGTACTCGCTCGGGATCATCCTTGAGCTCCTACGCATTATCCGCCGCAAGTAAGACGACAATGGCCGGCAGCGATGCCGGCCATCTTTTCTCAGACAAAGCGCACTATATTTTACTGGCCCAAGCTTGCGAGATTGCTTACAGCATAGCCTTTTGTCTTGTGAGAGGTTACTTATACCCGCCGCCGGCCATCGCAGGATCTCCGTTCTCAGGTCAGCGACAGACGTGTCAGCGACTACGCGGCGGGCTCAAATGACCTTTGGCTTCTTATGGAAAGGGGGGAAATTCACCCGCTCTCGCTCCGCCTTTGCTTCACGAATAACGGTGGTTATTTTTTCAAGATCCAAGCCGGAATAAAGATCAGCGCACTCCATCTTTACCCGTAAACGGGAGAACTTTTCGATCTCCCAATCCACGGTAATTTCACTATCAGAGTACTCAATCAATGAAATTAAGGCCTGAGCAGCATCAAGGTATCCTTGACGACACGATAGCGCTATCGCTTTCCACCCCGCGCCTGACCAGTCACTCGGCCTACTGAACAGAACCTCTTCCACAGTACCCACCGGTTCTGCTTTACCAGCAACACTAACCACCATATCCAAACTCACAGCATGAGTTCGCCTTCCATGGAATGCGAAGTGCTCTTGCCTACATCGCAAATCAAACGATTCAAGGCATGCAGCATAATGCTGTTGCAGCTGTGCCCTAAGATTGCTGCGCGACTGAACCAATATATTATTACTATGCAGATCGTTGGCGCGCTCCATTGCAACACGTGACTGGGAAAGCTCTTCACGCGTCGCTGCCAGCTCATCGGACTGGTACTTGAGCGAAATAACCAGAAGCAGGATTGTCACGAATCCAAGTAACGGATTCGCAACCCCACCCACGTAGTCGCCAAATTGAGCCCACTCAGCAGGACCCCCAACTGCCTGGGAGCCGAAGTGGCCAGCGTAGATCCCCACAACTAGCGCGATAGCAAACAGCCCCAGCAGCACCAGCCCAACAAGCTTGCAATTGCTCATACCCCCTCCCCTTGATATCAAAGAGGGAGCATACCCGATCAAGCACCCAACCCAAACAACCCGCCCTGCTGCTCCACCGCATTGCTATTCAAGATAACCAGCTCTTTGCAGGCCTGGCGCTTATCCTGGGCACTACCACCCACGGTGTACTCATAGTCCTTTGAGTGAATCTCGAAGCCCGTAAAAATCTCCCTGACCACCGGGTGGTCATTCAGGCTAATCACCACCTTGCCTTTGCACTCACGCCCCAGCCGGGCCATCTGTTCGTACTGGTCCACACCGAACTCCATTCCGTACCCTGCCGTTCCATAGTAAGGCGGGTCGCAGTAGAACAGGGTGCCGGGACGATCATAGCGCTCGAACATCTTTGCCCAATCCCCCTGCTCCAGTGTCACCTGCGACAACCGGGCATGCGCGTCGACCAGATCATTCTCCAACGTCAGCAGGTTGAATTTCGGGCGAGTAGTCGCGGCCGTACCGAAGGTCTGACCTGTAGCCTTGCCCCCGAAAGCAAGCTTCTGCAGGTAGAGAAACCGCGCGGCGCGCTGCACATCGGTTAGCGTTTCCGGCGGCGTGTCACGCAGCCATGACCACTGATCCCGGCTGACCAGCACCCACTTGAATTGCTTATACAGTTCCTCCAGGTGATGCTTGACCACCCGATACAGGTTGACGATCTCGCCATTGATATCGTTCAGCACCTCAATTTGTGACGGGGACTTCGCGAAGAAGATACCCCCTGCCCCAGCAAACACTTCTACATAGCAGCTGTGCGCGGGGAACAAGGGAATGATTGAACTCGCCAGACGGGACTTTCCACCCATCCACGGGAACAGCGGTTTAGCCATTGGGGATTCCTCAAATTTGCCGATTAAGGTAGGCTCACCGCGCTGTGTCGACACAGCGGCGGGCCTTGCTTGGCAAACGAGGCGTACTCTCGCTTGTTAGGACCACCCAGGTGTTACCGCACCCGGGTGGTGCCCGTCTCTCACACCTGAACGGTGTAGGAAGGTAGGTTCGGGACCTGGCTCCGAATTTCTCTTACGCTTAGCAGTGGCTCACACCTCGACGGTCGATACCGTCAACACCGGTACTTCATAAGACAACCGGCCGTTTTCGATCATGGCCTTCTTGGTTGCAGCCACATCTTCGCCTTTAACGGTGATGCTCACACCGTCACGGGTTTGCACGGTGCTGGTGCCGTCGCCGTTGTTGCTCTGCACGGTCACCACATACCGGCCCTCGCCTTGCAGCAGACGCCGGAACTTCAGCCAGGGGTTACGGGTGCTCATGCGCTACGCTCCAGGGTGACAGATTGATAGATCTCGGCACCGCCCGCTTTCTGCACGCTGATCGAGACAGCCAGAACCAGGGCCATGTAGTCGAGTAGGTCATCATCATGCATGACTTTCACGATCATCCCGGGCACAAGCACACCGGGAGCGGCGCCAGATTCAGGGATGATCACGCTCAGCGTTTCGACCACTTTATTCCCCGCCGCCGCCAGCTCTGCTTTGCCGCGGCTAATCGCTGGCTGGCTGTCGGTGATCAGGTCTTCGTAAATGTCGGGCATGGGCGCGGTGCCGCCACTACCCGCACGCTGCACATCGACGGCCTCGCCCTGACTAACACCACTCACATAGCAGGCGTTGAACTCTGGGCCCGGTTCGTACTGCGCTGAGCGGCTGCGCACCATGCCGATGTAAATGCCAGCATCCGGAGTGCTAGTCTCCCAATCCCACGGGGCTACCTTGTAACGCGGCTGCACGGTCCAGCTGTCCGCGCCCATGGCGGGCACCATGATTCCCCCGGCTGCCGTCACGATCTGCGCCACGACTTGCGCGGGCGATTTATCACGGAAGCTCAACGCACCCGCCGGAATGGGCCAATCCGGCAGGTCTTCATCATTGCCGGTTGGCCAGGTCAGGGTGAAGCCGGTGTTCTGCAGCTCCGCCGTGGACGCCTGGGCGGCAGTGGTGGCGCTGGCGTTGGTATAACTGCGCGTAGGCGCGAACGGCGCCGCCATATACTGCGTGCGGCTCACCCCGGTGATGGTGAATTTCTCTGTGGGAAACCGCTCATCACTGGTGTATCGCTCAATGCTGAACACCCAACTGTGCCCGTTGATGCTAACGGCAATATCTTTCATGCCACCAGCACCCGGCGCCACCAGCGCCAGAGAGCCCTGCCCGTAGAGCGTGCCGGAGAATTTCCACGCCCATGAATCTATATCCAGCCCGATGGTCACCCCTTGAATATCCAGCGGTGTACCTGTCGCAACGTCCGTAATTTGCAGCGTATTCATAATAAGATAGACCGTTTTGAATTCCGGCGGCTCCACCGGATCAGGGTCCGGGTTTGGCTCCACAGGGTATGGGAGGTTGTAGTCATGCCAAACGCTCTGGCCAGCGCCCCACGGTAGGCGCTGACCGCAATCGCGGGGCACAGCCTGGCGGGCGGTGATGCGATAGGACACATCATGCGGCACACTGGGCCGCGCCGGCTTTACCCAGCCGAAGCGCAGCGCGACGTTTTTCGGGTCTGTAATCTCAATCGTGCCCGAATCAGTGGCCAGCGTGATGGTAGTGGCCGTGTCGGTTTGCAGCAGCGCGTAGCGTTCCGCCGCGTCGTCGTAAACCGTGCCGGTCAGGTTCACCGAGTACCAGGCAAAACCCCTCTCTGCATCTCTGGCGGGCGTTTTCATTACCCAGGAGCTGACGTAGCCCATACGGTCGATCGAGAACGCTCGGCCCCATGGAAGGCCCTGCTCGCGATCGCGGGCGCCGGACTGACTCCACGGCGCCGCACGCTCGCCCTGCTTGGTGTCTGCCAGCCCCCAAGCCAGCACACCGCCGCTATCCTTCTGACCGGATGCCTCGAAGCGGGCACGGATCCTGAGATCCTGGTCGGTCGCCCGGATCCAGCGCAGGCCGCGCTCGCCGTCCGCTGGTGTCGCCGGGGTGATCGTGATCGAGGTCGCCCCCTGAGCGGATCCCGCCCGTTGAATAGGCGCCAGGTACTCAGCGAAAAGGCTCGGCTTTGTCCACGGTAGAGGCGGGACAAGCCCTTGGGCGAAGTCCAGAGAGATTGCCAGCGGCTCAATGGATACCGCGTAAGGCCCGCCACGAAAGTTTAGATCAACGCTGCTCCACTGCTCGACGACATAGCTCATTACCTAGCCTTCAAAATCAGGCGGCGCCGCCCTGTAGGGGTGTGATGGCTCAAGGTTGTCAGCAATACCCCACTTGTGTGCGAGGTAACCTTCAACCTGTTGTTTTTCAGATAACGAAAAGCCTCCATTCTTGGACCAGATTGCCTCCGCAAAACGGCCTTCAAACTGCCAGTCCGTTACGGCCCCTTGGAATAGCTTGTCGATAAGGTCGGCACTAACATCTAGATATGTAGCAATCACCCATCGATCCTGCACGATCGCATCATAGGCATCGAAACGAGTAGAAACAGGGTAGGCCACACCATCCACTTCCATTGAAGGATCACCCACGTCGCGATGCCAGTTTGTCGAGCCGGCCTTATCAGCAATTGGCAGATAGGCATCATCGCTGTTACCGAAAATGGAGAAGTTGTTCTGAGCGGACGGCGCGTAAACAAGGAGCATAATATCAAACGTCCCATAGGCGGGAGCGATAGAATAGCTATTGTCTCCGCCATTCCAGCCGATAACAGTCAGGCCATTAACTGGTGCCGGCTCCACCTTAAACTGCTTGGACGCATTGAGCTGAGTCGCGTCCAGCTCGCCACCAGCTAGATCTTTCATTCTGAAAACTTTACCGGCTGAAACTTCAATACCTCCCTGAGCGGACGTATCGAACCAGCGCGTGGCACCTGCGTCAGTTGGGTTCCACGGTCTCATCTCCAAGACACCCTCCAGCGGCCCGCTCGCCACCGGTCGGTAGTACGGCAAAGCGCTGAAAGTGACACTACCGCTTGTGACGCTGCCACTCGTGCTCCAGGTCGGCTCCTCAGTGCCGGTGGTGCCGGCGGCGGTCACTTTGTACACATAGCCGTTCGGGGTGACCGGATGGATCACCTGCCCCAGATTGAGTGCCGCTTCTGCGCTAAACTCGTCGCCGTATTCGTCCAGAGCCAACGCAATGACAGCGCCCGCCCAATCGTTGTAAGTAATATCGAACGTACCATCGCTCGCACTCTGACCTTCAGCAACCACCTGCCGCCCCGCTGGATCATCCTTGATGACAATCACATCACGGGCAGCCGCCACACCGTCGATTTTCACTGTGCCCGCGACACGCGCCTGAGTAGCCATCAGTTGTGATCCCCTCGCAATTCGATTTTCAGCTGATCATCATCGACAGTGGCCTGGCCCGGAAGCACGGTGCGAATCATCCAGAGCGGCGCCGCCGCGGCGTCGGTGTCAAAGCGCGTTGTGTTGCCTACGCTCCAGCCAGAGCCCCAGCCGTCTGCCTGAATGGTGAAGTACGGCGTTCCGGTCTGCGGGTTGGTGGGCGAGAAGTCGGCGGCCGTGGATCCAGTGGCCACGAGACCACGCTCCTCGCCGTATAGCTCGAAGGCAGTCGTCGACGTAAATTTGATCTTCCACCGTTCCGGCACACTGCCACGGTTATCGATCGCGACCGGGTAGGCAATCAGGTTGTAACTTGCAGTGGTCTCTTGGCCGCTGCCGTCGTAGTCGCCAGGGTCCACGGTGTAGCTCACCCAGTTGCGCACACGGGCGCGCAGATCGCCCAGGTACACTGCCGAGGCCACCCATGTGTCATTGGCCGGGAAGTCGTGATAAAGCGGCTGGGCGAGCTGCAAGGTGCCATCAATGCGGGCTTCGGTGCATAGCGCCATGTCATCAATGCGGTGCACAAAGTGCAGATCACCGGTCAGTGCGTTGCTGTCGGCATCTTGCGCAGTGAATGGGTTGGCAAGCGTGGCAGTGCCGGCGTCCTTGTTCAGAACATACATGGCCGGGTCCAGCCGTGTGCCTGCATCATCTTCAATCCAGGCATCATGTAGCAGGTCCCGCCCAGCATTGACGACCAGGTCAGCCGCCGGGGTGGCGATCAGGTCTTTCTGGGTATGGGTAAGCACGAGAATGTCAGCATCACGCAAAATCGGGACGCGCCCGTCAGCAGGCAGCCGCACCGGGTCAAGGCCCAAGATGGCAGGATCAAGCGGAATCTGCTTAAAGCTCACGGCGTTGTAGTACAGGCTTTCGGCTGTCACTGGCACCGGAAACTGAATCTCCACAATGCCGTCCTTGAGCGTCACCTCGCCTGTGATGCCATCGCCACTGACAACACCCTGATTATCCGCCTCACCGTTGTACTGCTCGCCTGTAGCGAAGTTATTCGCTCGCACCGTGAAACCATTCGGGCGTAGTGGGGCTGCCGATGTGCGGAAGGTCGCCCCACGGGTGACACTCCAATCATCGCCGATCAGAATGGAAATGGGCGTCACCGTGGCTGATACCGGGCGCCCTGGGTAGCTACTGATCGTGACCATGCCAGACGTGTAACTGATCGTCCCGAGTGCGATACCAGTGCCCGTGGTGGTGCTGTAGTTTCTCAGCAGGCGACCTTCTCCATCATCGAACCACAACTCACCGCTAATGCTTAGCACGACACTACCAGGCACAATCGGCGAACTTTCTGTGATATAGAACCGCCAGTCCTGATCTGTACCTGCAAATAATTCCTGCGCGGTTACCTCTGTGCCCGCCGCAAGCTGGTACCCCACATCCACATCGTGGCTGCGAATTTGCTCTCTCTCTACTGTGGTCTGGTATGACGCCGCAGAACCTGTGAGCGACGATTGAGTGACCATTCGGATAGTTGCCATGGGCGTGCCTTATACGTTGACCTGTTTCAAGAAGGTATTACCGGCGATTACCAGCTGACCGGTGGAATAATTCACAGTCCCGATCACTTCAAAATCCCGACGGCTGACAAGCGAACCATTGCCGTTATCCGTCACCCAGTGAGACTGATCGATAAAACTAGTGCTGAGCACTTGCCCACTACCGTCTTTAACGGTCCGCTTCACCGACTTGATGATGGTGAAATCCACAGACCCCGGCTCAATGCTGGATGCCGTTTCAATCACAATATCCGCCTGATTACTGTTGTTCGGCACAGTGACAGTTGTTGTGAGCTCAGCCTCATCCTTGTGCGTGTAATCGACGGTCACATCGCCATCAGCCTGGAGCGCAGTGGTAATATCAATTTCACCGCTGGCATAGTTAATCTGCCCTGTAGCATCACCGGTGATAGAACCATCGCCAGCCACATCAGTGGCCGTTTTCTGAACGCTACTAACCTCCCAAGTGAGCGTGACAGACCCAGCCACCACTTTGCGGTTTGCCAGGCGAATGCTCAGTGGGGTAACACCGGCGTAGGCCTCCGGGTCCTGAACGTAAATGCTTGAGTCTGTCCAACGATAGAAGATGACCGACCCGGCATCTGGCTGCGCCTGCAAGGTGGCAATCACACTGCCCGAGTCGTAACTCACCTGCCCCGACCCATCGCCCACCATATTGCCGGTGCCGTCGTCGCGAATGGTGTACCACTTGCCCAAGTAGCGATAACTCAAGTGCAAGGAAAGCGGTGCAGGCGCCGGATCGAGACTGAGGACGTAATTGAAGTTTCGGTTTGAATCCTCAATGTCGATGCTGCCGGTGTTGGGGATCTGCTGGCGCAAGGCGCCAGGTTTATAGGACAGCGTTGTAGAGCCAGACGCACTGCCCGCCCATGTGACCGTACCCGTTGCATAATCAATGGTGGTGCCTTCCAGAGCACCGGGCACCCCGCCACTGGTAACGAATATGCCGCCCTTATCGCTGTAGGTTTCTCCTGCAAGCGAGAGCGACACAGACCCCGGCACCACCGCCGTTGGCAGCGTCGAGGTTTCGCCACTGGCCACCGTTACAGCCAAGCTCACGCTATCGGAGCCACCGGGCACAATCTGGTTCACATAACCACCGGGGCGCTGATCGATCACAGCGGTTTCATTGCTGGCCGTGGGGATGATCGGCGCGAAGGTATCCGCCACCTGAATGGTCAGGTCCCCCGAAGCCGCCGCCACACCCAGCGAGGTGGAACCATAGTATTTGGCGGAGGTAGCCGGCTGGGTGCTATAGATCAGCGAAGGCCCGCCCGGTTTGGGGTTCGGGTCGGAGGCCGGAAAATCGCGCTTTAACTCTGCGGACAGCTCCAGAATGTACTGGTCTGCCTTGAACGTGCGAATGTCGCCACCGTTCACCTCATAGGTAAACGTCGCCTCGATATGCTGCACATTAAGGATCTTGATGAACTGCTGAGTGCCAAGATCCTGCCCTTCCTGAAGCAACAGGGTGTCGCCAATCTCAGGCGCGGCAATGTTGTTCACCGTGGGCGCATAGCAAATGATGGAGCGTTGGCCCTGCAGCTGGTTACCACGCAGCGCCAGCCCGGTAACTGGCCCGGGAATCACAAACGATTCCACTCGCTGCCGCGCTGTCTCGCGCTCATCGTAGAAATTCTGCGTAGTGAACAGCAGCCCAGACACATTCGGGTCTAACGGCTGGGCGCTCAAAATGGAGTGCGCATCCAGGTAAAGATCTGTGGTAGCGGTATCCACTTTCAGAAACGCCTTACGCAGGCTCACTTCACCGTAGGTTCTGTCCACCCGGGAAATGTCCTCGAACAAGTTATTGATGTCGCCATCAATCACCTCAAGGCCGGTCATCTGCCCGCCGCCATCTTCGTTGTCCGTCAGCCGTTCCGGCTGCATCAATTTAATATCGTCGCTCGTGATCGCCACGTCTGGGGCTCCTTATGCCGGGGGCTCGACGGTCAGCAACCGCAGCGTGGCGGAATACCAGGCGCCCGGCTCCTGACTGATATGGGTGGTTTCTTTAATAGGGGAGGCTTCTACAGCAACACCGCTGGCGCGGTTGAAAATCACCGAGAATTCCCGGCCATCATCCATGGCCAGATCCATCACCGGGTTCCCGCTGCCCTCCTTCACCCGCAAGGCATCTAGCATGGCGCGGGACAACCAGCCCACCAGCGTGACAGGTTGGCCGTATTGCTTAACCCCGGACTGCACAATCAGGCCACCAGTGAGACTACGCTCCTGCTGCTGCGACACCTGGTTATAGGTAAATTCGTCTTGCCAGATCAGGTTGTCGGTGAGGTCGATCTCATCAAGCGTCACTGCGTGGCCCTCATGCCGGCTTCGTTCAGGAATTCCATCAGCTTGTTCACGTCATCCGGGGTGCCAGCCACCGTTGTGGTAGTGCCATTTGGCAACACCAGCTCCGCACGCTGGGTGGGCGCATTTGGCTGGGTTGTTGCCTGCTGCCCGCTGGCTTGCCCTTGTGCCTGCTGGATGCGTTGTTGCCGCGCCTCGGCCTGGGCCTTCACCTCTTCCTGTTTCAGGTCCTGCACGCGCTGGCGGTAAATTTGCTCGTTGATCTTCATGGCTTCGGCGTACTCACGAGCCGCACGGCTGGCTCCCTGTTCCGACGCCGTTTTCATTTGCCGTTGAAGGTCTTTTTGCCGCTCCTCAAACCGCCTCCGCTCAATATCCTGAGCGCTGCCATTCATATTGATCAGCTCGGTGCGCAGGCTTTCTGTGGTGCTCGCGGCACTATCTGCTAGGCCATCAAGCTGCTGTTTGGCGCTTTCAATCGCGGACTTCAGGGTGGATAGCTTCTCTTCCCCCAGCAGCTTAGCCCCCTGCTTTGCTCGGCTGGCCGCCCGTAGAAAGCTGTTAAGGTTGCCACCTTGGCGGGCCATGGCACGGTCGTAATTTTCCTGCGCGCTGGTGACCTGTTCTTGCACCGCCGCCTTTGTTTCGTACACCGTCTTTAGCCAGGTACCGATGCTCAACACCGCAAAGTCCGTTTGCTCTTTGTAGAGCCGGTCGAACAGTTCACCCGCACCCTCGCCGGTGTCATAAAAGCTTTGGCGGATGCCGCTGAAAATTTGTAGCAGCGCCGCACCGGCACTACCTGCCTTGCTTGCGCCCTGCTGGGCTTTGTTGCCTGCGCTCTGCGCGGCCTGGCCTTGCTGCTGGTAGGCTTGCGAGGTTTTCTGGGCGGCCTGCGTTTTTTGCTTTTCGCCAGCGGTGGCTTGTTCGGTGGTTTTTTTGGCGGACTCGGTAGCCGCCTTGGTGCGCTTGAGCACATCGTTTGTGGCGGCCGCCACTTCGCGCATGGCTTCGGCGTATTGGCCCTGCGTGAGAATGTTTTCCTTCATCGCCTGGTCCAGCTCTTTCACCAGAGCTACGCCCCCGGCCTCTGAATCGATGGCGCTTAGCGCCGCCTGAAAGGCTTCCAGCAACACCTTGGCGGATTGCTCGCCTTCCAGCCCGGCTTTGGCAATTTGCTTATTGATGGACTGGAACTTGGTGATGGCTTCTTTTTCCAGCTCGGTCATGCTGCCGGTGATTTTGCCCAGGTCGAGGTCCAGTTCCTTCAGAGCCGCCCCCAGCTTGCTCCGCGCTGCCCGCGCCGCACGATCAGACGCAGAGACTTGCTTGGAAGAAGCATTAGCCGCCGCCGCCACAATGGCGTCGTAATCCTTTTCAGCTGCATCCGCTGTGCCTTTGCTGGCTGCCTTCTGCGCATCGGCTGACTTCTCGGCTTCATCAGTCAGCCCACCAAACAAATCAGCACCGGCAGCTTTTATGTCCTGAAAATCCTGCTTTACCCCGTCGGCGAAGTCCTGCCCGGTTCGCTGCGCCTTGTCAGCGAAAGCCCGAAGATCTGCCGCCAACTCATCGCTACCCAGCGCCCCCAAAATGGTGGACAAGCCACCGGCGATAGCGGCGGCAGAATGGGTGATAGAGGTCGCGGCGACCTGCCACAAACCAGTCACCACGTTCACACCAATGCGGGTAACCGAGACAACTTTGCCGGTAACAGTAATCACCGACTCCAACGCAGAAGAGACGTTCTGGGCAAAAGTGTTGATCGACCCATCGGCGGCGGCTTCGCGCAACGTAGTGAGCAGCCCCTCCATCCGGTCTTTCAGGGAGTCCAGCGCACCCGACTTCGCCGCCAAAGCGAAGAAGTCCGTAAACTCTTTACGCAGGGATTCCATTAAGCCCGCGAAACCGTTGATGCGATCAGCACCCGCTCCTTCAGACATCCGCCCCAGTTCATCAATCAACTGGCTCAGTACGTCTTTACCCAGCAAACCATCACTGGCCATCTGCCGAATCTCGTCCCCAGCACGGCCAGTCACATTACCCAGGGCTTCCATAATCGGAATGCCAGAATCGGTAATGCTGTTCAGTTCTTCCAACTGCAGCCGCCCGCTCTGCCAGGCTTGGCCCAACTGGGTGATCACGGTATCCAGCGTTTGCGCACCGCTACCGTATTTAGCATTGGCATCGGTCAGGCTTTGCAGGGAACCGTTAAGGGGATCAATACCGGCAACTTTTAGGCGGCGCGCCGCTTCCGCTGTGTCGCCCAGGCTCTGGCTGTTTCGCTCGGCAATGCGGTCGACTTCGGCCAACACGCGCCGGCCCTCTTCCATAGAGCCGTAGAGCGCGCCGAATTGGCGTTCCAATTCCTCCAGATCGCTGCCAGAGGTAACCAGCTTCTCCAGTCCTCGGCGCAGCAACTCAAAGACACCGACACCCGCCGCCAACCCCAGCAGCTTGCCCTTAATGCCCGCCACGGCACTTCCGAAGCGGTTACCCTTTGCACTGGCCAGTTCTAGCGCCTGGGCATGCTCGCGGGCCTCTGCGGTGGCTTTACTCAGCTTCTGCTGGGTTTGGTCCAGTTCCTTCTGAATGCGGTCTTCCGCTTGCCCCAGCTCGTTGGTGTCGATGCCGGCCTTGTCGAGCGTGCGGCTGTATTTGGCCAGTTCTCGGTTGCTGCGCCCGTACTCGGTGGTAGCAATGCTTTGCGCGGTTCTCGCTTGCCGCACCGCCACGGAATATTCGGCCTGGCTTTGCCCGGCCTTTTTGCCTTCGCGCTTCAGGTCTTCATAGGCATGGACCTGTTTGTCCATTTCCTTGCGCGCTTTTTCGGCCGCTTCCTGCGCCGCTTTCCAACCCTTGGCCGCTTCCTGCTGTTTATCCAGTTCGCGCAGTTCCGCTTCCGCTTTTTCGGCTTCCCGCTGCACTTCCTGCAGTGACTCTGCCGCCGGATCTGCCTCTGGGCTGATCGCGTTTTTGGCGCGGAGAACCAAGCTGACAACAGCATCACGAATCGCCATACTTACACCAACATACAAGGATTGTATTTAACTAGGAGAGGGAAATGATGTCTGGAATCAGCCTGTGGCAAGCATTGATATTGCTCTGTATTTTCGGCGGCGGAATCGCGATTATCGGGCTTATCGTCTGGCTTGCCATTAAAGCGTCCAAAAGCAATAGCAAGCCAGACAGATAAACAGCCTCACCCCAACATGATCACTTCAAACGGGCTGGCTTTGCCGGCGGGGGTACGCAGCGCGCCACTGAGCTGACCATTGATAAACTCATCGCTCATCAGGTCCATAGCTTCGTTGGCGTTCAGCACCGCTTCATGCACGATCACCCGGGCCTTTCTGCCGGTGGCCAGGTTTTTGCCTTCCAGAATGATGTGGCGGGGCTTCTGAATTTCGGTGGCACCCAGTACCTGCATGCCGCTTTCAGCGTTGTAGTCGTAAGCGACTTCCACCGCGATGGCGGCACCGGCAGCCAGCGCCTTGATCAGGCCTGCATCCTCATCGACTTCATAAGCGGTACCTTTCACCAGTTCGGTCGGGCCGGAAGGGTCAGTCACCACTACGCTAGTACCATCAATGTTGGCATGGGCCAGCTTCACCCACTGGCCTTCCACCAGGGTGATGGCTTCATCAGTCACGCTGCCAGCAGTAACGGAATGCGCACCACTGGTGCCGCCCAAGGCTTCCGCCAACAGCTCGGCAGGCAGAGAATCGAAGGAAATGGACATTTGCGCCGGGTCACCGGGAATGTTCACTACATCCAGCGCCTGGCCGTAGGTGGCAGGCTGTTTGGAAATGCGGTTCCGGGCTTCGGTGCTGGGCGGGGTCAGCTCGAAGCTGGGTACGTTGATCGGGCCGTTCAGGGCACCGACAACGCCCTGGTTAACCTCGCCAATAAAGACCTTGCCGGCGAAGATGAGGCCGGTGTCTTGATACGACATGGTAGTTCTCCTTTGGCGCAGGGCGCCGATGGTTTGGGGTTTACGTTTTGGGTTCGAGGGTCATCTGGTAGCGCGCGGTGACGGTGATCGCCACCCAGGCCACCGGGTAACCCTCCTCGGGAATGTTGTATTCGGCATCGCCCACTTCACTGTCGAGCGCGTGACCGGCGAGCTGTTCCATGTTGTTGCGATCGGCCAGGGCGGTGATCAGGTCGTGCAGGTGGCGTTGCAGTTTCAGGGCAACGCCGGCTTCCGCTTTTTCGGCTACGATGATCTGGTGCGACACTTCGCGCACCAGCCGCCCACCGCTGCTTTTGCTGGCGCGCCGATCATCACCCGGTTGCAGGGCAATAAACGGGAACGCTTGCTGCTGGTCCATCACCAGGGCGTGGGCCAACCAGCCTTCGTACAGTTCAGTGCCTGCATCACTGCTGTAGCCGTTGGCCGTGGTGATACTTTCCAGCCGGCGCCGGTACTCGGCATAAATAGCTTCACTCGGGATCATTCAAATAGCTCCAGCAGCAGCCCGGCGACTTTACGGGCGGCACGGTCCTGCAGTTCCGGCGCGAGGTCATTACGCACTGACTGAAATACTTGGCTCACACTGGGGCCGTGCAGCACTTTGTAGGCACTGCGGCCTTTGCCGGTGCGCACAGCGATGCCTCTGGCACCACTGCCTCGCAAGCCGATAAAGAAAAATTTCGGTTCGGTATACCGCCGCCCCGGCTTCACCATGCCGGTAACGCCGCCATGCTTGGTGCTGCCTTTGCCACGCCCCGGATTATTCTTGGGCACCAACAAGCCCCGGTTTTCAAACCGGGACAGCAACACGCCACGGCGGGTGGCCTGCACGCCGGCTTCCCAGTAATCGCCTTTTTGCGCAAGGGGAAGTACACGCAGGTGCCGCCCGATGTACTGCTTGCTCAAGGCCACTTGCCCGCCGATAGCCGCTACCCCACGCTCACGCCCATGCTTGGCGGCATCGCTGAGCACGGTTTGCAGGGCCACAGCACTGTGCTTGCCGGTGAGCTGAGCCATGGCATCGAGCACGATTTTCATGTCGCGGGTGGCTTTGCTCATTGGGTCACCTCCACCACCAGGGTGGTGTCGTTGTCGCGCTCCAGGGCTTGCACCGTCCACACCTTGCCTTTCATCGCGATCTTGTCGCCCCGGCGCGGGTACGGCCACGCGGCTTTGGGGTACTCGATATAGATCAAGGTGGCGATCAGGGCGTTCATGTCGTCGCGCACGTCGTCGTAATCGAGGGTCGCGACGGTTTCCGGGCTGGTGCCCCGCTCCGGTTTCAGTGGCCCTGCCGTGATGGTGGCCGGGTCACCGTAGAAATTGAAAACGGCGCCATCCAGCGCCGTTTTGTAGCCATCGAACTGGCTCATGGTTAGAAGCTGTTGTTCAGACGAACCTTGCAGCTCGTGTTGCCATCTACGGCATCCGCTGCCAGTACACCTACTTTGAGGTAAGGCACCACCGGATCACCGCCATCATCTGCATCCAGTGTGAGCGCTGTACCATCGTGGTAGACACCATCACCTTCGGTACCAGCCAGAGCAGAATCTTTTGGCAGATCCCAGACTCGACCGGTGGCGAGAGTGAACTCCTCGCCGATTACCGCATCAGTAAGCGCAACACCAAAGGTATCGCCCTTCACTACGAAGTCACCGCTGGACACAGCAGCAGCCGCCACAAGGGTCAGATTCTGCCCCTGGGAAACAAAGTTTTTAGCCATGATTGCACCTTTGCATCATTGGTAAATTAGGTGCGGGCCCCGAAGGGCACCGCGGGGAGAGAGGGTTAGCCGGGGTTATGCGCCGGCGTTTTTGAACAGGCCACGGTGATCAATGACGCCGGCACCGAAGTCCAGCCGCGCTTTGATCTTCACGCCATCCACATCGAAGCCCTGCTGGGTTTCGATGTACACGCCCTCTTCACCCGTGAGGTAGGCGTATTCGATGGTGTCGATGCGGGACGGGGCTGCCGCCAGGTACCAAGAAGTTTCGCTCTTCCCATCCAAGCGTGGCTCAACGATAACCGTGAGGGTGCCCGCGAACGGGTTCACGTCGCTGGACTTCGCGCTAAGGATTTCCGCCACGATCTGCTGGGCTTTGGTTTCCAGCGCCGCCGGCACAATGAGGAACTCCGCCTGCAGGTTCAGCGGACGCTTGCTTTTAACGCCTTTCTGCAGACGCAGTTGCTTGCGACCTTCAGAAAGGGTTTCCACGCTCAGAGCACCGGCAGTGCCCAGGTTGTTGTGGCTGGCATGGAACAAGGTGACGTTGTCGGACATTTTCACGTTTTCCGTGATCAAGCCCCACACCACGTTGTTTTCCAGTTCCGCAGCGCTGGCACCAAAGGCTGCCGGCACCCGGCTGAAGGCGTCCAGGTCATCGTTGATGATGGTCTGGCGGGTCAGCGCGATGATCTTGCCGTAGGTTTCCAGCTTGTAGCGCTGGTTGTCCTCACCCATGGAGCCGTATTTGTATTCACCGGCTTCGTTGACCTTCTCCAGCTCGGGCGCATCACCCAGCTGGGCCCGGTTAATGAACTTGAAGTCGCTGGCGCTGGATTGGCGGCAGAACGCCTTGAACGTCTGCGGGGCGGCTTCATAGCCAGCACGCAAGGTTTTGTTCGCCACATCCGCCAGAATCGCCGGGAAGTCGCTAGTGGAATGCATGGCCTTGGCGGCGATTTCCATGCCGGTCATGCCACGGGTGGATCCACCGCCGGCGTGGATTACTTCGGCCGCCATGTTCAGCAGGTTCATGCCACGAAAACAGCGCGCCTCTTCCGGCAATTGGTAAAGGCTGGGATTCACACGGTTCATCAGCGCAGCGACCATACCGGCGCGCAGGGCTTCACCATGGTTGCCCACGGCGATATGACCACCGGGCATGGCGTTCTGGCTGCGGGTGGCCAGCAGGTTCAGCACTTCGTTGCGGGCATCCGCCACGCTGGTGCCGGTGTCGATCATGCGGTTCAGGTCCGCTTCTTCGACACGGTGGGTGGATGCCAAAGCGCGCAGCTCGCTGACGCGGGTGCGCTCTTGGGCGATGGCCCGGGTAGCCACTTCGCCCGCGTTCTGGGGTTCGGCTGCCGGTACCGGCGGCGGGTCGTTACGGGTGCCACGGTTCTGGGCGCCTGCGGCGGCCAGGGGCGGCTCATCGCCTTCCTCGCCACCATTGGCCGCTTGCGCGGCCTGGGCTTTGGCTTCCGCAGCCGCCACACGGGCTTCCAGCTGCTCATCGGTTTCGCCGGCATGACGGGACAGGCCCACCGCCTTCGCGCGTTGTGCAAGAGTCATAACAGTACCTTTCGGGTTGGTGTTTGCGGCAGCGGTGGCCGCCGTGGTTTGGCCCGAAGCGGGCCGGTGATACAGGTTGACTGCGCCTGCTGGCGCATTCTGGAATGCGGCGAGATCTGCCTGAGCGACAGCCTGCACCGGTTCAATCAATTCATCGGCAAAACCCAGCTCCACGGCTTGCTCGCCGTTCAGCCAGGTCTCTGCCGCCATCATGGTTTTGAGGGTGTCTTTATCCAGGCCGGTTTTGGTGGCGTAGATGTTGGCCAGGGTGTCTTCAAACTGGTCATACACATCCGCCGTGCGGCGGTGGTCGTCCGCCTCACCCAAGCTCGGCCCGCTGGGCTTGTGGATCATGATGAAAGCGTTGGCCGGGATGCGGACCACATCGCCTGCCATGGCGATAACGCTGGCCATGCTGAGCGCGATGCCATCAATGGTGACTTCTACACGGCGCTCGCTGTTGGCCAGCGCGTTATAGATGGCGAGGCCTTCAGTGATAAACCCGCCTTCACTGTGGATCCGCACGGACAACGGGCCATCGTTCAGGGCTTCCACTTCCCGCACGATGGTCATGGCGTCGAGG